ACTCGGCCCGTGTCAAGACCTGCCCCGGCCCCAGCAGCGAAGAACAGAGACTTTACGCCCTTTCGTACCTCGAAAGGGATCTGATAGATGCCCTCAGCCGTGACGGATTCGCGGCCAACCGCAACCGTAACCTCACGCAACAGGCCTGCCACCATGTCTGTGGCCGCGGTGATGATGCCCTCCGCCTGCGTCATAATCTGGATGGCGTCCACGCATACTTGCCTGCCCTTCTCACCCGTGCCCTCTACCGCTTTCTTTACTTCATTCATGTCTAGCGTCATGATATGCTCTCTGGTTTGTGTAGTAGGCTAATTCCCACTGACAACACCAGTCTAGCATGGCCGTTTGTAAATGTCAATAAAAATCTACAAACTGCTCCAAAAAAATCTACAAACTGCCCCAAAAACCGCCAAAACTGCCCCAAAAACCGCGAACATTGCGCCTGAAAAACGCAATGTTCGGCTCCCAACCGCGCATGGACACCAATGGCACTCCCCTACCCCACTTGCCCACCTGCCCCCACTTCTTCCCCCCAGGGTGGGTGCGGTGGTAGAAAAAGACTTCGCAAAATTTTCCCGCCCCCCGCAAATGTCCAGGCCCCACGCGCCGCTAGGACCCCCGTTTGTGCCCCCTCCCAGCCTCTAGGTGCCCCGAACGCTTCCGCCCAGGGCTCAGGGGGCGGGCGGCTGGGGAACGCCGCCCCTATACCCTCCTATGCGCCCGGGCGTTGTGGCCCAATCAGGGTGGTTCAAACCCCTATACATATAAGGGGTCCTAAACCACTGTGCAAAAACCACCCAGAAGTCCTTTAGAATCAAGCACTTCGCGTCATTGTGTCGCATGAACCAGTTCGCTCACCCTGAACTACATCAAAAATTTGCAACTTCTTGATTCTAAAGGACTTTTGGCAATTTTGCGCTTAGTTTACGGAGTTGAACCAACATGAACCGGGCATTTTTGACGAATTTCTTGGTATTTTTTGCAAAAATATGGTATAATGCGGCGCATGTTTGGGTGGAATCCTCTCCAGGACGAGGTTGGCTCCTCCCTCCTCCTCCAACCGGCCCGGCCTGGGTTGCAGGATTCCACCCCCCTTTTCTTATGAAACTCTACAACAAGCAACACCAAAAGGCTCGGGCGTTCAAAATGCTCGAAGCCAAGATCATGCAGGGTAAAACACACGACGAAATTGCCCAAAACTTTGGTGTTGCTAAGTCTACCGTCGCCAAAGCCATGTCCTTGGCAAAAAAGGGTGACCTGCTGATTAGCTTTGAGGACAAGCTCCACAACGAATTGCTGCCCTTAGCCCACGACGCCTTAGTCGGAGCTTTGACCGAGGGCAATGCCAAGGTCGCCCTGGAAATTTTCAAAGGCACTAACATTCTTAAGAAGACCCCAGTCGTCACCAAGACCCAGCAACAAGACGCCGACGACTTGGCGGCCTACATTTTTGCCAAACGCACCCAAACCCTCCTGGAGGAGACCAGCATTGACATCACCCCAGAACCTCCCGCTCTCCCGGCAGCAGCGACGAGCCCAGATGCGTCAGGAGATCCTGCGCCTGACGGACCCTCGGAAAGCGCCGAGACGCCTGCGGAGATTGGCCGCCAAAGCGGGACATCTATATACGGCGTGGATAAAGACACCGATCCCCCAGATCCCGAACGAGTCCACTAATGTTTGACCGCTACACCGACGCCTTCATGAACGGGCACTTCCAGTTGCCCCTGACCATCCAGCGTCACGACGACGGCACCTTCACCGCCACCTACGAGCGCCCGGACGGCCAGACCATCCAAGCCACCGCCGACGACGTGGCCGAAGCCAATCGGCGCTGCCTCGACACTATCCGGGAAGCTGTTCTTGACGGCAGCCTCCAGCTGGGCCGCTAAGTCCCGATGCCGCCCAAGAAAGTCCAAGTCGCCGAGAAGGTCGAGGCCACAAGCGAGGTCCTGCCCTATCTGCCCTTTGCGGAGGTCATTGCCGACCCCCAACTTATGGGCACCCTGTGGGCCAAGCACCTCTCCCTGCCCCAGCAGGTGGCCCTAAAAACCTTTTACGGCCTGCCCCTGGCCGGGCGCGAACTGGACATCTGGGCGATTTTCAACGACCAAGTCACCTACGACGAGCTGGGCTACCCCCTCACGACCCAGCCCGTGCCCTACGTGCCCCGGGAATACGACCAACTCGTGGGCATCTTGGGGCGCCGGTCGGGTAAGTCCTCGGCCATCACGGCCTTCGCCGCTCTTTACGAAATCCTTTTTGGCGGGCACCTTGCGTATGTCAAGCCGGGCCAAGATGTCGTGGTGCCCTATATCGCCCAGGACCTGGCCACCGCCAAAGCCAACATGATCTTCATTGCTCTGCTGGCCAACGATGCGCCCCTGCTGCGCAAACAAATCCTGACCGCCAGTCGGGACCGCATCGACTTTAAGAACGGCATTGTCGTCACCCCCGAGCCCCCGGCCATCAAAACGGGGCGCGGCATTGCTGTCCCCTTGGTCGTCATGGACGAAGTGGGCTTCTGGTATCGGACCGCCGAGGCGGCCAACCCAGACTACGAAGTCCAGCGCGCCGTCTCCTTTGCCCAGTCCCAGTTCCCCCGGGCCAAGCAATTCATTATCTCAACACCTTACACCGAAGAGGGCCTCCTCTACGAATACTGGAAGGCCGGGACTGGGGGGCGGCACCTCGACCCCGAAGACCGCCTCGAATACACCGACGCCCTCGTCATCCAAAGCTCCACCGCCGCCATGGAGAACCCGGTTATCACCCAGAAGAAGCTCCAGAAGCTCAAGCACCAAGACCCTGACGCCTTCATCCGCGAGTCCCTGTGCCGCTTCGTGTCGGCCATCAGCGGCTTCTTCAACATCGAACTCGTAGAACGGGCCACTAAGGGCCACGGCAAGGCCCGCACCCGGGCCCAGAACGAGGCCGAGGGCCTGCGTCCCCTCTACGTCGCGGCGATGGACCCGGCGTTCCGCCACGACTCCTTTGCCTTCGCTATCTTCCACATGGACCCGGATGGCACCGTCGTCCACGACGTCCTCAAGACCTGGACCCCGGACAGCAAACGGAACGAGCGCCTGGACCCAGCCACCATTATCGACGAAATCGCCCAGCTGACCAAAGCCTGGGGCATCTCAGTTGTCTATAGCGACCAATACCAGTTGGAAGCCCTCCAACAGTTGGCGCTCCAGCACAACTTCGCCATCGTCGGCAATGACTTTACGGGCAAATCGAAAGCCAAGATGTATGGGTCGCTCCTCCATCTGATGCGCACCGCCAAACTGCGCCTGCTGGACCTGCCCGTCGTCTATCAGCAGCTGACCCAGCTCCAAAAAAAGATGAACGCCCTGGGCAACGTTCAAATCGCCGCCCCCCAAGGCCGTCACGACGACGTTGCCTCCGTCATCGCCCTCGGTGCCAGCGTGGCCCTGCTCCACATGCCCACGATGGAACGCCCCAAGAAAATCCCTAGCCTCTTTGAAGAAGGTGTGGCATGCATCAAACGGAAGAACAGCGACCTAACGGAAGCCTGGGTGTAACACCCCGGAAGCGGGGCCGCCCCCGCAAGCACCCCGTGCCTGCGGCGCCTGTCCCCATCCAGACAACGCCCACCGTGGCCGAAGCCGCAGAGCTGATGGACCTGGTGCGCCTCATGGTCCACCAGCAGGCCAAGGTGCTCGAACAGATGACCGCCGCGCAGATGGCCACGACCGACCTTATGAAGACGTGGATGCAAATGTTTACCCCCAGCGCCCAACCGCTGCCGTCCTCCAGCGCCGACGAGCGGGCCCTTCGGGCCGCCGAAAAGCAGCTGGAGCAGTGGGACCCCCTCGACCAATACCTGGACCCGGCTGACGTCCTGAAAGGATTGATGTAATGGCCATCGACGCAGGCACGCCCGTCTCCTTTGACGGGGACGCCACTAACCCCCCGAATCCAGCCAACGAGCCCAATCTGCCCACAGGCGAGCGCACCTTCAGCCCCGACGCCCTTGTCGCCGAGGTCTACCACAAATACGACGTGCGGCGCCAGATGCGGCGGCCCTACGAAATCCAGTGGTATCTGAACGCCTCGGCGCTGCGCGGCTTTCCCGATGTCCGCTGGAACGCCGAGTTCAATCGCATCGAAATCAAGCGCGAACCGGCACACCGCAAGCGGTTCCGCATCAACCACATCAAGCCCAAATACGTGGCCCGCGTCGCCAAATACACTAAGACGCCGCCGTCTCCCCTCGTCGTGCCCGCCACGGCGGACCGCGAAGACGTCTTTAACGCCCGCGCCTCCCAGAAAGCCCTCGAATACGTGACCCGCAAGGGCGACCTGCGCAAGAAGTGGATGCAGGTCATGCAGTGGATTCCCGTCACGGGCAAAGCCTTCTGGTGGCTGCGCTACGACGACGACAAAATTGGCTATGCGCCCGTCGAACTGGATGGGCGGCGCGAACCCATCATGGGCGACATCGAAATTGACTACGGCTCCGCGTTCGAGTTCCTGCCCGCCGACCCTGGCATTGAGTTCCTGGCCGACCAGCCCGAGATTATGCGCGTCCGCATGATGCAGACCCAGGATATCGAGGAGCGCTTCGGTTTGGAGAAGGGCACCATTGCGCCCGAATCCTCGGACGCCGACCTCTTTTTCTACCAGCGCCAAATCGCCGACCTGGGCACGCGCCAGATGGGCATGGCCTCCCGCGCCGTCACCGCCATGGGCGACGACATCAAGGACGGGCGCGGCTACGCCCTCATGATTGAGTGCTTCACCAAGCCCTGTGCCGCCTACCCCCAAGGCCGCTACGTCATCTGCGCGGGCCAGAAACTCCTCAAGCACGAGGAACAACTCCCGGGCAACTTCCAGCACGTCCACCGCAACCCCTACCCGTGCGTCGAATACTGCGATGACGCGGCTCCCGGCCAGTTCTGGCCTGATGCCTTTATTGAGCGCATGGTGGGGCTCCAGTCCGAATACAACGAATACCGCTCCAAGATGGGCGAGAATCTGGCCATGCACTTCTTCCCGAAGCTCGTGGTGGCCAAGCAGCTTAACCTGGCCGAGGACGCCTACACCTCCGAGGCGGGTGAGCGCCTGAACGTCAACTTCGTGCCGGGCATCCCGATGCCCCAGTTCCTCCAGCCCAGTAGTGTCATCGGCGATGCGTGGAACGTCCTCAATACCATCCGCAAGGAGATGGACGACATCACCATGATCTACCCGTCCTCGCTGGGTGGGGCCGGGGGCGCCTCGTCAGGCTTCCAGACCAACCTCCTCCAGGAAGCCGCCGACCAAGTCCACGGGCCTGCCATCCAGCGCAATGCCCTGGGCCTCGAAGAAGCCTACCTGAAAATCCGGCACCTGATGAAACTCTACTACACGGTGCCCCGCCTCATTTCCATCGCGGGTCGGAACAACCTGCCCGAAGTCTATGAGTTTAGCCAATCAAACATTGACGACCAGGCCGACATTAAAATCGAACCCGACCAGATGATGCCGATGCTCCGCAGCGCCCGCGTCGATATGATTCGGGGCATGGCTGCCGATGGCCTCTTCGGCGACCGCAGCGACCCGAATGTCCGCCGCCGTCTCCTCGACATGATTCGCATGGGCTACCCGGACTTTGAAATTGACCGTGAGCAGCGCGACCAGGAACAGGCCCAGCTGGAAAACATCCAGATGACGCGCCAGCAGCCCCTCCAGAAGCCCCAGCCCTGGGAGGACCACCGCGTCCACTGGGAAGCTCACACGGACCTCTTCAAGTCCCCCGAGGCGATGGACTTACCTGAGGACCTGCGCACCGCCTACGCGTGGCACGCCATCATCCACCTCTCCTACATGAACCCGGACGATGCCCTCAAGATGGCGGGCGAATTCGGCCTGCGCGAACAGCTCCAGGCCCTGCTGGACCTCCAGCAGCCCCCGCCCCCGCCGCCTCCGCCGGCACCCCCACCAGCGCCGCCCCAGCCCATTAACATCAACGCGGGCATTAAGATGCCGGTCGGCTACACCATTAACCGTAATCCCGAGACGGGCCTCATCGAAGGGCTCGTGCCGCAACTCGCCCCCACCCCGGGCGCCCTTCCCCAGGAGTAACCCATGGCCGTCAATCCAAAGCGTTCTAATGCCGCCGTTACTGCCGCCGCTGATGCAGTGTGCGACCTCCTCGACAACGGCTACCTCCGCCTCTACGATGGGGCGCAACCGGCCAATGCCGACACCGCCGTGACGACCCAGACCCAGCTGGCCGAACTGCGCTGGAATGTTACCGCCTTCGGGGCCGCCTCAAACGGCGTTGCCACGGCCAACAGCCTGACCGCCGACAGCAGCGCCGACGCCACGGGCACCGCCAGCTGGTTCCGCGCCCTCAAGGCCGATGGCACGACCGCCGTTTTTGACGGCTCGGTGGGTACGGCCAGCGCCGACCTTATCCTCAATTCCACGAGCATTGCCGCCGGAGCGAACGTGGCCGTGACGGCCTTTACCTACAACGAGAATAAGGGGTAAGTCATTATGGCAGCGTGGCCGACCATTACGGACGGCGTCACTCGACTGGGCAATGCCCTCTTCACGAGCATCAAAGCCTACATTGATGACCTTGTGGGGGGACAAGGCCTGCCCATCGGGGGCGCCACCAACGATATTCTCAAAAAAACGTCAGGCACCAACTATGACGCCGCTTGGACCGATGCGCCTACGCTCGACAGCCTGACCTTGGACACGGGGGCGGCTGAAGCCACCGGGGTGGCCAAGCTGTATTGGGACACCACGGATGTCACCGCCGCGCTGGGGCTGAACGCCAACATCACCTACCACCTCGGGGCCCAAGAACTCGTCCGCGTCTCCAATCGCACCGGGAGTGCCATTGCCGCTGGCAAGGCCGTCTACATTCTGGGAACCCACGGCGACCGGCCAGAAATTGCTTTGGCCGATGCCTCTGCCGAAGCCACTGCTGCTACGACCTTGGGCATTACTGCTGAGTCCATTGCGAATGCGGCCCAAGGCTACGTCTGTGTCTCGGGTCTCCTGCGCAATCTCAACACCAACCACCTGACCGAAGGGGCCCTCGTGTGGCTCTCCGAGACTGCCGGGGACCTTACCTCGACCCGACCCACCCAGCCCGCGCACGGTGTCTTCCTGGGTCTGTGTGTGAAGCAGGGCCCGGGCACCTCCGGCATCCTGTATGTGAGCGTCGTCAACGGCCAAGAACTGAACGAACTGCACGACGTCCTTATTTCCACCGTCACCGCTGGAGACCTGCTCAAGCGGAACGCGGGCAACACCCTATGGGTCAATGCGGCCCCCGCCGCCCTCACCAAGACCGACGACACGAACGTCACCCTCACCCTCGGGGGCAGCTCCTCCACCGCCCTTGTCAACGCCGCCTCCATCACCGCCGGGTGGACGGGCACCCTCGCCGCCGCCCGTCTGAACAGCAATGTCGTGCAAGCCATCACCAACGATACCAACGTCACCGGCAGCATTGCCGCGCAAACGCTGACGCTAAATTGGGCAGGGCAACTGGGCGTCGCACGCGGCGGCACGGGGGCCAGCACCCTCACGGGCTACGTCAAGGGCGCAGGCACCTCGGCCCTCACGGCGTCGGCGACCATCCCTAACACCGACATCACCGGCCTCGGCACGATGTCCACCCAAGCGGCCAGCAGCGTCGCCATTACCGGCGGGTCCATCACCGGCATTACTGACTTGGCCGTTGCCGATGGGGGCACCGGGGCGTCCACGCAACAGGGCGCCCTGAACGCCCTCGCTGGCGCAGTTACGAGCGGCCAGTATCTGCGGGGCAACGGCACCAACGTCACCATGAGCGCCATCCAGGCGGGTGACGTCCCCACGCTCAACCAGAACACCACGGGCAGTGCGGCCACCCTCACCACCGCCCGCACCATCAACGGCACCTCGTTTAATGGGTCGGCCAATATCACAACGGCCAGTTGGGGCACGGCCCGCACCATTACGATTGGCAGCACGGGGAAGAGCGTAGACGGGTCTGGCAACGCTAGTTGGACGCTATCGGAAATCGGCGCCATGTCGGGGGGTGGCTACAGCGCCAATCAAAACCTGAATACGTCGAACGGTCCGACGTTTGCAGATGTTTATGTAAATGGGTGGCTCTACAACAACGTTAGTGGTAAGGGCTTGTACAACGTTGCCACGGCAAATCACTTTTACTCTGACTCAGGCTATTGGAACGTTGCATATTCCGGCACGCAGGGAATTCGATTTCGGAATGGGCACGCAGGCGCGATTCTTGGCTACGTCTACGCCGAAACATCTGGTAATTTTGGTTTGCTGCACAACGGTGGAGGTTGGTCAATCCAGATTTCTCCAGGGGGCGGCATTACTATGCACCAAGCGGTAACTGGCGGACAGTTTATTTCGTCGGACTGGTTTCGCAACACAGGTACAACCGGCCTGTATAACAATACCTACGGCCGTGGCATCTGGGAATCACAAGCAGCCGGTGCCACATACGGAAATTTTACGACATACAACACGGGTCACAATGGGTGGAGTGGATGGACCATTGGCTCGGCTACATCCTTTATGGGCCGTCCGGGAGTACGCGATTTCGGACTGTATGACACAAGTTCTGGATGGCATTTTTACGCATATCCCAGTGGCACCGGACTTGCGTCAACCATCGGGGGATCAAGCCCGCTCAGTGGGTATGCCCTACGCGTCGAAGGCAGTCTCTATGTCAACTCGTCCGTGGTCATTGGCGGGAATACCGCGTGGCACGCAGGAAACATGGACGCGCCCAACAAGTCTGGCACCAGCTACTACCAAGCCAACACTTGGCTGCAATTCAACGGAAGCTACGGCTGTTATTGGCCTTCCGTCAGTGGGTGGTCAACTGCTCCCCATCTCTACCCAAGCACGTCACAGCTCTACGGGACACTTGAAATACAGGGGCAAAAAAATAGCTATGCCGGGTTCTCAATCAGAGATGACAGCAACAAGAGACACTACCTGATAGGCGAAAGTGGAAACTTTGGCTTGCTGCTTAACAACGCTATTATCTGGGCGCTGTATTACTCTAGCTCAGGCAACAACATCGGGTATGGAAGCTCGTCAACTGTCGGCGGCTACTCTCATACGTTTCATGGTGCCGCGTACTTCCATAACGCCGTGTTTATCAATAACACAGTTACGGCTACGGGCACCAAGAGCTTTGACATCACGCACCCGGTCGCGCCCACAAAGCGTCTCCGCTACGCCTGCATTGAAGGCCCACGGGCTGACGTCCTGCACCGGGGCGTCGCCACCGTCAGCAGCCATGCCGTGCTGGACCTTGACACAGAGGCCCAGCTTCTCCCGGGCACCAGTGCCGCGTTGATGCGGGACCTCCAGTGCCAGCTCACCAATCTGTCTGACACATTCTGCCAGCTGCGTGGACGTCTCGACGGCACGACGCTGCACATCTACACGGACAACCCGGAGCCCATCACAGTCGCGTGGCTTGTCCTTGGGGAGCGCCAAGACAAAGAGATTAAAGCGGCGGTCGGCACTGACGACGATGGGCGCCTCATTTCTGAATACGACACGGACCCGATCATTGGGCAGCCAATACCTGGACCCCCTGTGGCGGCCCTTCAACAGGAGTAAGCAATGGCAATTAAAGGGATTATCACGTTTGGGAGTATGCAACTTGACTACCGGATTCCGGTGGGGGGCTCGGCCCTGACCATGGTGATGCGTATTGTCGATGACCAGTTCGGGGTTATTGGCGAGCGCCGTAAGGAGATCGCAGACCCGGCGCGGATTGCGCAAGTGCGACAATTTGTCCAGTCACTGTTGCCAGAACTGTCGGCGGAGGAAGGTTTTCCCGTTGAAATGGAGCCAGAGCCCACACCGACGCCTACCCTCCCGGGGATGCCGCCCGTCCCGTCACCGCCTTCGGCGCCGCCCACGGACTCCACGACCTAACCCATGAGCATCACGGGCACTGGCGATATTGGGGTAGTCTGGCGAGCTATCGCCGACATCGCCGTCGCCTACGAGTCAAAAGCCGACGCGGACGGCTTCGGGCCGCCCAGTTTTGCCGCGTCCGGCGTCTGGGGCTACCTGGGCGATGGGGCCATCACCACGGCCCCGGCGTCGCTGAGTGCAACCGGCAGCCTCAATTTTGAGGCCGTCGGCACTTTCACGACCGCCGCGGCCAGCCTGAGCGGCACGGGTGATGTGCCCTTTATCGGCACGGGCACCTACGTCACGCCACCGGCCATTCTGGTCGGCACGGGCGAGGAGACCTACGCAGGCTACGGCCAGCTCACCACGGCGCCCGCCAGTCTGTCCGGGGCCGGGCTGACCTCCATCTTTGGCGTCGGTAATCTCGTCTGTGCGCCCGCGACTTTGGCGGGCACCGCCAAACAGAACAAGCCCAAGGGCGGCCATTCCCGCAAGCAGATGCGGGAATACGAAGAGTTCGTCCGCATGGGCGAGGTTATCAAGGGCGAGCTCCTGGGCCACTTGGCGCCCAACGAGCTGCAATCTCCCGAGCACGCGCCGAAACCCCTGCACCTGACGGTCGAGACACGCGAGCCGGATGTCCAGCCCGACGTGCCGCCCATGCCGCTTCGGGTCGCGCCGCTGCCCCCCATGACCCTGCCCGAGGTGCGCGTCAAGCCCACCATCGTGGGCACGGGCACCCTCACCTCGGATGGCATGAACCTCGGGGGGCTGGTCCGCAACGCCGTGGTCAACGGCTACAGCGACCTGCTGACCGAGCCGCCCACCCTCCAGGGCCGAGGCACCACCGACATCCACTACGCCCAGCGCCGACAGGAAGACGCCCTTATCGAGCAGTTTCTCTTGCAACTGGTGGCCTAAGTGTGCTAGACTCATCAGCTGGAGGTTCGTATGCAGCCCGAACAGTATTGGAAGGCGAAGGCACTGGAACTGGAACGCGCCATTTTGGAACAAAACATCAATCAGGCCATCAAGGCCTTTGAGGATCGGCTCTTCACGGCTTTTGCCGAGGCGGGGCTGGACCCCAAGCAGCGCTACACGTTCGACGACGAAGCTCTGGCGGCCACCCCCGTTCAGGCCCAGGCCCAGGAGCCGAAGCCGCAGCTGGTGGTTGACAATTCGTCCGAAGTATAGTATACTGCACTCCTACCCCCCGTCCGCCCTGGATGGGGTTCACGCCCTCAGGTGCCCTACCCACCTGGGGGCGCCCGCCTGTCGGTAGGACCTCCCACCACGGATTGCTCAGCCA